CACATATACTGAATTAAATAATTGGTGTGGAGACAGAACGAATCCACAACCACAGGTTAAGTCACCTTAAGGACTCGCACCACTTTATTAATTCATTAATTCATTAATCTTTTAATACGACCCATTAAGGCCCCATTATGTTTCATCTTTCCAGATTCAATTTCATTAATATCTTTTACAGGTATATTTAATTTTTGAGCAATATCTTTTTGTGTCATGTTTTGACTTAAACGATATTTCTGTAACGTTTTACCAAATCCAGCATCCATCTTTTTATGTGTTAATTTTCCCTCTTCTTCCTTTTCATTCATCTTTTGTTCTTTAGATTTAACATGCTGTTTCGGTTTATCACCACCTTGAGTATTTTTCTTTTTAGGAGTTATATAAACGGTATCCCAGTCTTGATGTTCCATTATTTATTATTAATGAATATCGGTAAAATAATTTTAAATATATATATATAAATGTCAAATGGTAATTTTGTAGATATGGATGATTCACAAAAAAAAGATAAAACTTTTGTTGAAAAAGTGCTGACTTTTTTACTTGATTCTGTGGGAGTTTTAACATTCGTAATAATTATAGGGTTTTTGATGTATTTTTTTTACTATGCGATTAATCTCCTTCTACATCCTGATCAAATGAAAGAAATGTTTAAGTCAAAGCCCTTGCCTAAAGAAATTAGAGGTAAATGGTGGGCATATATTGTTGTGTGGATTCCATTTATAGTCATATTTTATTTGCCATATTTATTTAAACCAAATTATTCATAATAAAGAAATTACCAACATAAAAAATCATAAATATTAACTGAAATACTTTTATCCATCTACCACCCGGACCAACAACATTGATTATAGCAACTATACCAACTAATATTTCAGATATCCATAATGCTACTAGCCAATGCCAATCTTTCGAAGCGTATCCCATTAATAATGTGTATATTCCCATAAAAAATATAGAAGGAATGACAAATTTATCATTATCATCCCATAACACTATCATTAAAAATATTACAAGTGTTAGTAAAAATAAATATCCTATACTAAAAGCAACCATTTTTGAATTTGATTTAGATGAACTACTTCCTTTATAACCCGGTATCTTTTTCTGACAATATTCTCCTTCATATCCATCAATACAAGCACATTCTCCATTAACACATTTCTGATTGCTATTACAATATTGACATGCCTTATCTATACTTTCATCTCTACGATTAATATATGTATCATCTAATAAAGTATCGCCTTTATTACCTCTATTAATCTTGTTTATATACTCATATGATTTACATTTATCTGGGCAATCGGTATTGTTACATGTTACTGATCTTCTATTAGTACCCTCATATTCAACAGAAAATCCACAAGATACATCGTCCTTTCTATCATAATTAGCGCCAGCAGAAACATTAATATTAGCAGTATATTGTCCTGGAACTCTTGACGATTCATTACCTCCAGCATCGTCATAAAGAGTTTCTAATGATTTTCCACCATCTATTTTATCATTATAAATATAACTTTCACAGAATTTAGAGTTTTCGTCGCCATTATAACACCCACTTAAGCATTCTACCATCTTTTTATCTTCTCCTTCATATTTTACATTAAATTTACATGAATATTTTTCAGTATCTATATTTATATTCGCATCTAATTTTCCATTCTTTAATGGATCAGTGCCACCTAATCCATCATACAAAGTATCTAATCTCCCACCATTATAATTTCTTCCGAATCCTGGATTTATACTTGGTAAATCCTTATTACTATAGTCTGTATTCTGATATATAGTAGACGAATTATCATTAAAAGACTGATGGTTTATTATCAACCCAATGATAGCTCCTATAATAATTATTATACCTCCTATCCTTAGCAAACTTATAGGGTTATCTATTAGCGATTTAAAAAACCCTTTCTTACCCGAAACACTTTTTTGATTTACTATATCATCAACATTCACAGTGCTCATATATTATATTATTAAATATTATAAAATTTGATTTAAAAAGATACAATTAGTAAGTAATATATAATATGGATCCTTCTTCATTCACTAAAACTTCTTTCTGTAACATTGAAATTGATAATATAACAACAAATGAATCTAAACAATATATTTTAAATTCATTAAGTCTTTTATGCTCTAACATTAAATACAATTCACGTTATGCGAAAGTATTTAATGAACAATTCTCTAAAAATTTAAATAATCCACATGTATTCTATCTTAAGAGTAGTGGAACACCTTATCTACTCTTCCTGACTCAAATCAATAGTATTAATTATGCTTTCTTTATTGACAAGAAGATAAAAGAAGGATATAGTTATCCAAAGATATTTATCCTACCGTATGAATTTTCTCCAGATCTTTATAAGTGTTCGTTATTTGAGTGCGAATTGATTCGGAAAAAGAACAAAAAGTGGTGTATTGGAATTAATGACATTTATTACTATTGCGGTAAAAACATGAAAAAAACAAATATTATTGACAGAATGAATACTATTCATCAAGTGTTTGATACTAAATATACTTCAAGTGAATTCAGTAATACATGTCCTCCATTCGTCAAAAAGTACTTTGATTACAAAGATGTATCCTATGTATTCAATGATTTTATTCCAAATTTAGATTATGAAACAAGAGGTATCTATTTTGTCCCAATGAGAGTTGATTATTCTAACATCTTATATATCTTTAAGGAAAAGGATTCAGTAAAACTAGTTGAAAAACCAAAAAAGACTACAAAGTGTTTCCGTATCATGAAAACAATGAAACCAGATGTTTATGAATTATATGGTCTCAAATCAGATATCTTAACAAAGATTGGAATCGCATTAGTTCAAACTACATTATTAAGTCATAGTATTATATCATGGTTTCAAGGAAAAGAATTTGACAGTGAGATTTTAGTAGAATGCAAATACAATGAATTCTTTAAAAAGTGGGAACCAATTTCTCTATCAGAAGAATGTGTTGATGAAATATAAAAATATATAATATTATAATGAGTAAGAAAACAATTCGCAAAATACCCCGAAAATACACTGCGAGACTTTCTAGGCGAGATAAGAGTAAGCAAAAGAAAAATTTAATAAAGTCAAGAAAGATGTACAAAAAGGGAATTTATGTAGATAGACCACAATTAAAATCATATCCTAAGAAGCGTAGTCAATGGATCGTTAAATTTGAAAAACGATACAATCGCAAAATTACTGATAAAAATTTTATCGATAAAAATATAATCTCTAAAAAAGGACAAAATAAAATACTGAGTAAAGGGAAAGGGGCCTATTATAGCAGTGGTTCTAGACCTAATCAGACAAGTAGTAGTTGGGCTTATGCTCGTTTAGCAAGCGTAATCATGGGAGGCAAAGCTAGAAAAGTTGATAATAATATTAGGTTAAGAGAGAAGCGATAAACGAGCGAAAAGCGATAAATAAGCGAAAAGCGATAAAATAAATTTACTTAGATTTTTTACTTCGCTTTTTTGATTTCTTTGATCTTTTCCGTCTATTACTTAATCTCTTTTTTCGTGAAGCGTATATCCTATTTACGTCTCCAAATCTATAATAATCTCTTTTTTCTATTGGATATCCTAAAATTTTTCTAATACTTCTTACTAATTCAATATAGTAATTTTGGTTAATATTATGATTCATTTGAAAATCAATATTTTCTTTGTCATATAATGATATATCTATGACATCTAAGTGTAATTTCAAATAATAAGATCTATTATCACCTACATTATAAGAGATATTCACAAACTTCTCTTTATCAATATAGATACTCGTTGGAAAGAAAATTAATTCTTGTTTTGATTCATAATTTGGTAATTGGAAGAAAGGAGATATTTCAGTTATTTCATTTTTATTCATGTCTAGTTTATAGAAGAATCCAGTATACAGCTTAAAAAACTTTTTGAAATACTCTTTATCTCCTTTTGAATATTTAGATTCATCAAATGATGGTATTAAATATTTATTAATTTCTGTATTTCCTTTATAATCGAGGACACCATGCCCCATACCTAAAAATATATCGTTTCCTATATCAATTAGATTGGTTGAGTTTCTGATATGAAAATGTAAATCAGGATAACTTTTATTAAACTTTGTTAATAATGCATCTTTTACACTCATTTTTAACTTACAATTAAAATCCTTATCGAATTCAAATACTTTTAAAGGATTAATATCATAAATCATATGTAGTTTATCTTTGTATATGAACGGTCCCCAATTCTTCTCAAAATCTGTTGACAGAGACTTACATATCTCTATTTTTTCACCATAAGTTAAATTATTTATATCAATTTTTGATACAAACATGTGTCTTTGTTTTTTCTTATTTAATTCATTAATTAAAATATAAACATCTTTACCATGATAAAATAAACGTGGATCTTCTGGGCCAACAGTTAAAGATTCTTCATGTGAAATAACTTTTTCTTTTAATTCTTTAAATTTTAATTTCTTATTTTCTACAGCTTTTGGATCTATGTCTAAGATATTTTGTTTTAATTTTTTTAATTCTTTGCTGAATAACGAGATAATTACAAAGTTAATACCCGACCAACTTCTAACATCTCCATACCATCCTCTGCTAGCAATTAACAAATTGCTTGAATCTTTGAGTTGAATTATACTACTATTAAAGATAGTTACATCTTTATTACATAAAAAATCATCTCCCTTTGATATTTCCTCACTTAAATTAATACAAGTTAACCGAAGCTTTTCAGGTGTCAACTTCATAACTAATATATTATTAAATTATATATTAATTTATTCTGATTATTCTGAATCAGAATCAATTAGATAGTTTGTCTGTAATTTCTCAACAACCGCTTTATCAATTTCAAATGTATTTTTCTTTTTTTCTTCTTTCTTGTTTTTCTTTTCTTCTCTAAGTTTAATACGCTTTGTCTTTTTTTCTTCCTTCGCATCAAGGAGTCTTTGAATTCCTACTTTCCGATAGTGTAATACATCTTCCCAGAAATCAATAATTTTAGGTTGAACGCTCAACCACCATTTACGATCTCTGCCAACAAGAGTACATTCATAACGTTCAATTCTCCACCAATGAAATTTAAACTCATCATATTCAAAATCACCATCCTTATATGCATTTAGCATGTTTTCGGACCATTTAGTAATAGAATCATAACTACTATAAAATTCACTATATTCATACTTAATAGTTGGATTACCACCTGAATTATATTTTATGAAAGCAAGTATTAATCCTTTTGGTAAATTTAATGAAGAATAACCTTCTTTGACTATCTCGCCTTCTAAAAATGTATCTTCAATGTATTCATTTACATTAAGATACTCACTAAATTTAACCTGTAAGAAATCACATTCTTCAAGATCACAGCATTCTAACTGACCTTGCATTTGCATCCAGTAATGTCTCGGAACTTCATCAGTAAATTGTCTTTTAGGTGGGCACTTAATCTCTAACATGCGTCCAATATAATCTTCTGGTGAATCTACATCACATATTCCATCGGGTGATGCTCCGAAAATAGTAAATCCCGGATGAGGCACTAAACCAAATTCTAATACAGTTAAATTATTTATCTTTTCATAAAATGTTGTTGCGACTGGTTCATATTTTACTCCCCATTCAACAATTTCAAATGGAACTTCACCTCTAGGACCGCCACATTTTTGTATTAATAACT